TGCTCATCAATCACCGAATCTTTCTTCCAAGATTCTAAAATATCATTTAAACTCATCATATGGTATTATTTATACGAATTTAAACTCATCATATCTAAACGAGATGTCAGCCTGAAGATATTCAATGTCACTGCTTTGGGTATTAAATTCAAGAGAGCCCATGCTTACTGGAAAGATGTTTTTAAATTGAACAGATCTATTAGGATTGTTATGACTGGTCATGATAATTAAAGTTGCATCAAATGATGTTAGTTTTTTATCTCTACTTTCAATCATCCATTCAAACATCTCAGTATAAACTTTCATATCTTCATCAATAGCAACTCTTAAAGATAATTCGTCCATTGTCATATCGCCTTGAACATATCCTTTATGCTGTTGTCTATTAAGATCAACGACACCAGTGTTAAAAGATGGAAGCGTTACACTTGTGGCAAAGTATTCCAAATTAGCGAATCGATCATGATTCACAACCAACTTAAATCCTGTTGGTGAAAGAAAATTGTAATTGCTGGTTAAGTTACTCATATGTGTATTTATAAACAAAAGAAGGGGCCTCTTTCGAGACCCCTTCAAATTATAAAATTAATTAATTAAAATTAACCAGCAACATTGATGTTGAGAACTTCGAATCTACGGAAGTATGGATTCAGGTTAGCTGAACCAACGCCGCCACGAGTAGCAGATTCTACGAATGGGTTCTTGACCATGCCGTAGCGAGTCTTGAAACCAATCTTAGGTTGGAAAGTTGATTCATCAACTGCACGAACCATAGTGAGTGGTACGTATGGGCAGTAGAAGAGACCAGCATCATATGGATTAGTTCCACGGAAACCAACTGTTACATAATCGGTAGCAGCATATGGATCAACATATACCTTGAGGCGACCGTTAAGAACACCTGCGAAGGTGTTACCAGTTGCGTCAACTTGAAGATTAGAAGCAAGAGCAGGTGTGTAGTCAAGTTGACCAGCAGCTGCTAGAGCAGAAGCAACGTTGGCGGAGCAGATAATGAAGTTACCTTTGCCACGACGTGTTTCAGTTGCAATCTTATTAGCTTCGACTTCGATTTGGAAGATCAAGCTCTTGAACTTCTCAACAGCCCAACGGCCATCAGCATCAGATGCAAGATCGAAGATGTTATCACCAGTAGGCGAGTTAACATTGTTACCACCAGGTGCGGCATTAAAACCAGGCTTAGCCTTGTCATTGATTGTGTCAATAACTTCACGATTGATTTCCGCAAGGATTTCAGTCGAAAGGATATTAGCCAATTCAGCTTCAGCATCAAGACCATGAACTGCCTTAAGATCTTGAGCAAGTTCCATTGTGTATTCAGCCTTAAGACCACGAGTCTGAGCTTCAACCATAGCTTTCTCGATGGTGAAACCCATGTCGCCGAAAGCAGCACCATTAGTTCCGCCAAGAGCTTCACCAGCAGTTGTGGAAACAGGACCAGAGAAAGCAGTATTAGGTACATCGAGACCAAGTGCTTCAGTATCACCAGTAGTGATGTTAGTATTCGAAGGTGAATCGCCAGCACCGTTGTAACGTGCCTTCATCGCGAAGATGAGACCAGTTGGACCGGACATTGGCTGAACACCTGCTACATCATAAGCGATGAGATTAGGCATTGCACGACGTACAAGAGAGATAAGAACTGGATCGAACTTACTTACAGCCGATGTAGTTACGTTATTCTCGTTAAGAAAACCAGATTGTACTCTCTCTTCTTGAAGAGCGATCTCTGTATTTTCTAGAAGCTTGGCTGTAACAGCCTTGCGGTGTGAATCTTGGAAAGCAGGTGCATCCTTGTGATCAAGCACTGGTGCCCACTTTTTCATTTCGTTTTCTGTATTAAACATTTTTGAATTTCTCCTATGTTATTGTTTGTGATATGGTTTATTTTGCGAGGGCTTCAACATATTGTTTCATAGAAGCAGGAAGCTTCGTGAAAGGATTTGTTGTGCCTTCAATTACGATTTCTGTTTCTTCTTCGGTTTCTTCAACCAAAGATTCTTCTTGAGATGTTTCTTCTTTGATTTCAAAGATTGAACTTTTGACTGTCTGAGCTTTATTGAAGAAGACTTCTTTATCAGAGAAACTCATGTCTTCCAAGATAGTCTTGAGACGATGTGTTTCTGTTTCTGACAGATCTTCCGATAGTGAGTTGATAACTTCAGCTCTCTCGAATGTTTCGATCTGCTCTTTAAGAGTTTCGATCTCGGTTGAAGCTTCTGAGAGTTGTGAAGATGTTTCTTCAACAGATGTGTTGAGTTCTTCAACAAGGTCTCTCTTTTCGGCTGGAACTTCGATATAGTTCTCGATGAATAGGTCTTTAAGTGAAGACATGAAGTTTTCAGCGATATCTGTGCGAAGTGTATTTTCAACTTGCTCAGAGTTCTCTTCAACCCAGCTTTCAACCACATATGAAAGATAATCATCGATTCTATCGACAAGACTCTCACGGAGTGATTCAACTTCTTCATTTAATTCCGAATTGTATTTTGCTTCAAGATTTTCTTGAATCTCAAGAGATCTTTCTGCAATAGCTGCTTCAAAAAGTGTTGCAGCTTCGGTTTTGAAGTCTTCGCTAAGTTCAGCTTCATTTGTGATAAGGAGATCAAGTGCTTCAGAAACCTTTTTGACTTCTTCGTTCTTAGATCTAAGAGTTTTACTTATAGCAGTGAAAGCTTTCAACTCCTCAGCATCTAACTTTGACTTAATATACTTAGCGATTTGATCCACCTTCTTGCTTCTATCTGCGTTTTTGGCTACGGCTGCTTTAGTGTTACTACGACTAAACTCAGGTAGTGATTTATACATAGATTGCAATTTAGTATCACCATCGAATTTAGCAGTAATAGACTCAATTTTATCTTGATACTCACTTCTCTTAGCTTGGACAGCTGCAAGATCTTTTTTATCAACATAACTCTGAGCAGCATCACCCAACTTATTAGCCATATATTTAGCGCCTTTAACAACTCCAAACATAGCTGCTAGTGTACCAACAGCAACAACCGTGCCTACTGCCACAGTTCCAACGATTTCTTCAAGATCTTCATCTTCTTCTTCTTCTTCAGATTCTTCTTCGTCCTCAGATTCTTTCTTAGACTTAGTGGATTCTTCCATCTCGTCTTCGTCTTCTTCTTCGTCCTCAGATTCTTCTTCGTCCTCAGATTCTTTCTTAGACTTAGATTTGGTGGATTCTTCCATCTCGTCTTCGTCTTCATCTTCTTCGTCTTCTTCAGATTCTTCTTCGTCTTCTTCTTCCTTTTTTACGGCTTTCTTTTCACCGAGGAGAATTGACTTGATGGAATCATCAAAGGATGCTTCTTGCTCTTCAGAGACTTCAGGTAGATCCTGTACAAGCTCTTCATTAGCAATAAGCTGTTCTTCAGAGACATCTTCAATGATGTCTTCTAGTTCTGTGTTTTCTTCTGACATAGCTTTATTATTTTAATGATTAGAGTTTGGAGAGGAAATCACTAAAGACCCTTTTCTGAGCTTCTGCAAGTTCAGATTTAGATGCTTTACGTATTTCAGTCTCATATTCTTCAATCTGTTGAGGTTTAAGAATACCATTCTCATAAATCCATTCAACACCTTCCATTATTCCATTAACGAATGCTTCCGGTGCAGAGGGATCTTGTACAATGTCCACTGTGGAGAGCATAAAATCACTCTTCACATAGGTCTTACTATTCCTGCTTTCAACTGTTCCCATACCACGACTTGAGACACCTAACTTACATCCACCTTCAATAAGTCCTTTCACTATATTACCCATTGGCGTATTCAGTATAAGTGCCTTTCCAACAACATCATTACCATCCCAATTAAGTTCGGTAATTCTGTGCGAAACTTTATCAAGGTTAATTGCGGGGCCTTCTGGGTGATTCAACTCACCAACAGCTCTTCCAGTTTTAACCTGCTCCTTTACGTATTTGGCACATGCCTCAGTTAATACGTTTTTAGGATAAATTCTATTGTTGCGGTTTTTCTGCTCCGCTTGCATAAAGACACCCTCGATGTAGGTATTCTTGTTACCCTTCTCATCTTTCTCAATGAGAAATTCGAGGTTTGAATCTAAATGTTCTGTGATTAATTTCATATTATTCTTCTAATCCTTTGTGTGAAGTGATTTCAATATCATCTTCATGTTTAATGAACCACTTCTCGAATTCCTTCTGATTTTTAAATTTAGCAATCTCCTTCTTAGAAGACTTACCCTTCTTGAATGTAATCTCAATAGCAGCCTCCTCAAGTTCAGTTGACTCTTCAACAGTAGCTTGATTAAAGACTTCAGATGTAATAGCAACTTTCCTCACTGCCATAACTTGATAGATCGGAAGAGCACACGTCTGAACT